GTTGGCAACAGCGGTGGCGGTCGTCCCGCCCGCCGGCGGCGCCGACAGCGTGACGGTCGGCGCCGAGGCGTAGCCAGTGCCACCGGCGGTCACCAGCACGGACTCAATCTGGCCGTCGCGCGAATTCACCACCCGCGCCGCGCGGCTGTCGACGGCGCCCGAGGCGGACGGGGCGAACCGAAACAGCGGCCCGCCACTCGGCACGCTGAGTAGCCGCTCGCCCCATTTCGCCAGAGACCAAAAGCGCAGCCCCGCCGCCAGGCCGCTGCTGGCTGCGGGCGCCCCCCAGCCAGCGCGCGACCACGTACCGGCCCCCCAGCCCAAGCCAGCCGTGGCACCGACTGTCCCGTCCGGCCAGAGGAAGCTCACCACGCGCGTGCCGCCGCCCAGCACGACCGTCGACGCGGCGGGCTCCCCCGCGTCGATCACGAGCTCCGTCGCGCTCGCGATGCTGATGATGGTGTAGCTGCCGAAACCATCGGTGCCGCCACCGAACACGATCCCGCCGAGCGTGAATGCCGGCAGCAGCAGGCGGCTGCCCACCTGCGCGCCGTGCGGCGCCGCGAAATTGATGACAACCAAGCTCGTCCCGGCCGAGGTGCTGAATCCGTTGACCACGCTCACAGCCGCTCGCACAGGCGTGACGTCGTAGAGGACGCCCCCCTTCGAGATCATGAGCGCGGCGCTCGTTCCAACCGCTACGGCGGCATCACCCGAAAGGAAGAACCAACCCATTAAGCTGCGCGGCACGCCCAGCGCGTCCTGCGCCCCAAACCGCACCCAGCCGCCCATCTTCTCGGGCATGCCAGCCCGAAATCGCACCCGGCTACAGTCCCACCACGTCCCCTTAGCCTCCAGCTGGCTGGAATCCCGAGCGACGCCAGGCGCGAGAAGTAGCTTCCGCGGGTTCATGGCTCCCCCGTCAGAACTTGATGTAGACGAAGCAGGCCGCGGCCGGCGGGATGTTCGCGCTGGCGCCAGTCCCGGCGGAACCAACCGTGATGCCGGTCGTGGCGTCCGTCACGGTGATGCCTGTCGCCGCGGCGGTCACGACGATGCCGGTGAGCGCACCAAGCGTCAGCGTCCCAGGCCCGCTCCACAGACCGCCGCCGCCAGGCCCCGCATAGCTCGCCACGAGGCTACCGCCCGAGAAGTAAACCACGGAGCCCGACGACGCATGCACGTGGCCAGGATCCACGACGGGATGCCCATGCCCGGGATCCACAACGAGATGCCCATGCCCGGGGTCGGTGATGGGATGGACATGCGCCGAAAGCGCCTGATTCCCACCGACCGCGCCAAGCCGCCGCGCATCCATCGCTGAGCCCGCGATGGTCACGCGACTGGCCGCGGCTCCGTTCTGCGCGTCCAGCCCGACGAAGGTGCGCCCGCGGAAGTCTGGCAGGTTGAAGGTGGTCGTCCCGTTGCCAACCCCCCACGGCGCGACGACCACCGCCACACCAGTCGCTGTCGCGGTGGCATTCGCGCTGAGCGTGATCGACGTGCCCGTGATGCTTGCGCCCAGGGTCGCGCCGACCGGGATCCCGGGCCCAGACACCGGCATGCCCTCAAACAGATTCGCGACATCGAAGGTACCGGTGATGACTGCCGAGCCCGCGGTGGTGTCGGCCGTCAGCGTGCGCGACACCTTCGCGAACAGCGCCGCGTAGGTGGTGCGCGACACCGCCTGCCCAGCCGCCAGCAGCCACCCGGTGTCCGCCGACAGACCCGCGCTCGCGCGCAGCGTCCCGATCGGCACCAGCAGATCGAGCGAACCGCTCGCGAGCGAGCCCGCCGAAAGCGAGCCGGTCACCGTGAGATTGCCGGTCACGGTGCTGTTGCCCGTGACCGCAGCGCCGCCGGCAGCGACGGTCAGCCCGCCAGCCGTGACCGCCAGGCCGCCCGCGGTGATGGTGACGCCGCCGGCCGTGACGAACAGCCCGTTATCGACCGTCCAGCTGAGCGCGCCAGTGATGCTCGGCAGCACGTTCGTCCCGTCGGCCTGCACCTGTCGGGTCTGGCCATTGGGGATCACCACCCCCGAGCCAGCCGCTGTCTTCACCCGAATGGGAAACCCACCCGTGGTGCCGTTGAACACGATCCAGTCCTTTGTCACCCCGGCACCGCTCGGCACGATGACGTCGCGCTGCGCGGTCAGCGCCACCGAGCTCGTGACGTGCAGGATGCGCGGCCGAGACTGATCGGGCGCGTTGTTGAGCGCCGAAAGGGTGATGTTGGCGTTACCCATGACCACGGCAGCGCGGCCGGCGATCGCCGCCTCGAGCACGTTCTGCAGGTTGCTGTTCGCCGTCGTGCCCCAGGTATCGGCCTGGTCGCCGATGCCCATGAGCTCGAGCCGAAGCGCGGAAGTGAAAGTCGAAGCCATGCGCTATCCCCTTAACCCGGCGGCGCGACGCTGCTGACGGGCGGCGTGCGGCTGTTGTCCCATGGACCGTCCGCCTTCCGGCGCCGTTCCTCGACGACCGCGCCGGCAAGCGCCGTCGTGTAGGCACCGTCCCAGGAGCCCGGTCCCGGCGCCTGCGCCTCGCCAAAGGAGCGCTGAAACTGCGTCGCGAATATCATCGCCGCGGCAAACAGCAGGTCAGGCACCCACGTCCCAAGCCAGGTAACGGGATTCGACGCCGCCATGAGAGCGGGCCGCACCGTGACCCAGGCGCGCAGCGTTCCGCCGGCCGACCAGGCCGGCCCAAGCCGCACGGAGGCGCCGTCCAGCGTGCCCCAATACCGAGGCACTCCGGCAGGCCCGCCGTACAGATCCAGGAACTCCGGATCCCGCCGATCCAGCCGACGAAACGTCCCGCCGCCGACGTCGAACCACAGCGATCGGACCGAAACCACGTCGGAATCCAGCGGCACCTCCGAGGAATCGGGCGGCGCCACAACGTCTCGACGGACCCGGAAAATTACGGGATCCAGGTCGCGCAACACGCGGAGCTCGGCTGCCTCGAGCGCCTGCGCCGCCATCACGAGGAAATCGGGGTCGGCCTGATCGTAAATCGCGGTGTTCGCCAGGCGCTCCACAAACTGCGGATAGTCCATCCCTTACCTCACTCGTCAGGCAGCGGTGGCGGATCCGACACGGTCACCAAAGGCGCCGCGTCGATATTCACGCGCGGCTCCGGCACAGGCACGGGATCTGCGCGCAGTCGCTTCGGCCGGTCTTGGTCCTGCGGCTTGTCGATGTGCCGAGCGCAGCAGAGGAATCCGTTCCACACGAGCCGATCGCCGCGCCAGACCATCTCGCGCAGGAGCTCCGACCGCTTGCGGATCTCGCCGCCGCGGTCACACCGAGCCGCGGCTTCTGGGTTCGAGGGGTCCACCGCGCCGTACTGCGAGCGCCGCGGCATGGTCAGCCCCGCATGTTGATGGTGACGGTCAGCGGCACGCGCTCGCGGCTTTCGGCACGCGCCGCCTGGTAGGTGCGCTGTGCATCCGCCGTCAGGTCACCCAGGCGCTCAGGCGCGAACTTCTGCGCCAGACGGCGCGCGAGCTCCGCAACGATGGCCTCCGCCCACAGGACCGGGATCTCGGGCTCCTGCGCCAGCGCGCTGACGTCCATCGGCTGCCGGATCCTGTTCGCCCAGACCGAGTACGCCTGGTCGGGGGTCGGATACAGCGTAATGACCGGAGTAGGCAGGCTGCGGCTGACCCAGAACTGCGTGGGCTGCGCCCGGATGCCCTTGTCGGCGATGACCGCATACTCGTCCCGCCCGACGCCCACCAGCGGCACGTCCTGGCCCAGGATCGAAATCCCGACCTCGAGCACATCAATCGTCGCGACAGGCAGCGTGTACGCCGCCTGCCCCACCACCGCCGGAAACGAAATGCGCTCGATAGTCCAGAGCCGCGGCCCAAGGTTCTGCCAGTGCAGGAGCAGCAGCTGCAGGCTCCGCATGCCGGACGAGACGATCGTCGAATTCATGATCTCGGCCGACTTGCCGCACCGCTCCCAGGCATCAGTGAGCAGCACATCCACCGACGGCAGCCAATCGAAGGTGCCGGAGGTGGCCACCTCAGCAGCCCTTCACCCGGCCGCCGCGCTTGTAGCCGCCACCGGTGCGAAAATTGGTCCGGCTGCCGTCCGCGGCCATGTAGGGGATCGGCTGAATGGTGCCGGTGCGCTCCTTCTCGCCGCCGGTGCTGCCCTTCTTGGGCTCGCCGTCGACCATCCCGCCGCGCGCATAGCCCGCCTTGGCGACGCGGCCCCCGTTGCCGTAGCCGCCGCCCTTCGGCGCCGGCGCGCCGCCCTGACGCGCGCGGCCCATCCGGTACATCGATTCCTCGTCCATGCTCGCCTCCACTCAGCGCCGCAGGAGCGCGGCCGCTTCCTCCTCGGTGATGGCCTTTGCGACGCGCGCCGCCTCGACGCCCGCCACAACCTCGGGCGCCATCGAATCTACCTCCTGCAGCAGCAAGATGCTGTCGAGCACAGCCGCCAGCACGGGGTCCGAGCGCATCGCCAGGAACACCTCCAACCGCCGAGCGCCGTCGATTCCAGCCGACCGGAGCCAGAGATACGGGCTCGGCAACTGCGGCCCACGCATGAACACTCCAGCGACGGCCGCCGATTCCTCGCTCACCCCTTCGGGCGGCGCCGGAACAGGACTGCCGACGCTCGACAGGCGCACCGAGTAGGACGTGGCACCAAGCCACTCCACGATGGCCACAGACCCGACCGCCACGGTCGGCGGCAGAACCGCGATCGCCTGCATCAGGACCGGCAGGCTGCCGGACGCCCAGGTCTTCTCGAATTGCTCGCTCATGCCGTCCTCGAGGATTGCTGCTGGACCTGCGCGGCGGACAGGCGCCGGCCGCGCCAGATGCGCAGGTACTGCAGGGTGATGTTCGCCGGGGTCGCGTCAAAGCCGTTCGCCGCGATCTGAGCGGTGGTCGCGGGACCGATCGGACTGTTGGCCGCCGTGCCTGGCACGCGACCGTCCCACGATCCGGTGGTCGTCAGATCGCCCCACGCCACCGCCACCGACTGAAACGCCCCCGACCCGACGAGCGACGCCTGCGGCACCAAAGCGCCGCCGGCCTGGCGCGAGACGATGCGCGGGTTCGCGTCGGTCGCGTTCGCCTCGATCTCGATGGTGTTGGACCGGGGTGCGTCGGACAGCGTGAGGATGCGCTGGCTGCCGGCCCCAGCCACATTGACCCCGCCGCGCTCCAACCTGAACCGCATGGCAATGCTGCTGCGATTGAGATCGACCAACGACGGGTCCAAGTTTAGAAGATCGGCAGCGCGGCTGGTCACGGCGGGCGTGCCGACCGGCGGCAGGATGGGCGAAGTCGGATATGGGCTTTGTTCGATCTGCGGCATGCCAAAGCGCATATCGATGTCGACCGACTGCCCCGCGGTCAGGAAGCCCTGCCAGCAGGGGCATAGGTTGGTCGTGGCGGCCCCCGTCAGCGTGCGCGTGTGGGTGACGACGTTGTTTCGTAGCGCCGTCGTCGTGATCGGAAAGGCGGTGTTGCTCTCGGTGACGTAAGAGCCGCCGTTGTATTCCTGCACCGACAGGCGCGGTGTCGCGATGTTGGCGGGACTGCCACCAATCTGCCGAGCGTGCAGTCGCACCGACCACGTCTGGCCAACCGACCCAGCGATACCGAAGCCCACCGGGACGATAAAAAAGAGGATTTGGCCGCCCGTCGCAGGCGTTCCCGTGAAGCGCACGTCGATGTAGGGAAATCCATCTTCGACGCCAACACCAAGGATAGTGCGCGTCAGCGTCGTGCCGCCCACGAACCCCACGCCGGTGGGCAGCGTGCCTGGACTGCCCGCCACTGCGCCCTCGAAGCGGGGATTCGGGAACGAGTTTGTCGCAGGAACGCGCTCGATCAGCAGCCCGCCGCCCTGGTAGCGGGGCACGTTCGCCCCCACCTGGACCAGGCTGCCACTTCCATCGATATACGTCGCGCCGCTGGCGCGCGAAAACGTCATGCCCGGCGCGAGCGCGCCGCTGGCGGCGCCGAACGCAAAGCTGGGCCGGAGCGGGTTCCGGCCGGCACGCCATCCAACCCGCCGATTCAGCATCAGCGCATCTCGGTGATGTTCAGCGTGCCAGCACCGCCCGCTGCGGTGCCCCAGGTCGCGACGCCGATGCCAGTGCCGGTGTCGTCCTCGCGTGGCACTCGGACATACTCCGGACTGCCGGCCGACAGCGCGGTGCTGGTGGCGGTCGCGGAAAGCCCCGTGACTGAGCCCACGGCCACGCGGCAATCGACGTCCGAGAGCAGCCGCAGCAGCACCGTGCTTGCGTTCAGCGGCGATGCCGTGACGGTCGAGGCGCTGACCACCACAGCGAGATCCCGA